GTCTAAACCAGAAATAGTTTCCCAATCTACCGAATCCAATAGGTTTTGAAGTGCGCCTCTATCTAACTCGTCTATTATAAGACGGACGCTATCTGTATCCCCATACTCAAATATACGTTGGGCTGTATGGTCAGACACATTGGGTAGATTGGCTATTAAATCTTCCGCTGTTTGCAGGGAAGTATCATCCCTTAAAGTACCTTTTACTACTTGAGCGTTTAGATCGCCTCTAACTAAATCTGCTATAGAAGTTGCATCTAAATCATCTTCATAAGTTGTTCCTACAATATTTTCATTATTTAATAAAGCTAAGTCGTTATTAGCCAGCCATCCTTCTACTGTGCCCTTACCAACAACATCATTTACAGTCTCTATGTCAGTCGTACCACCTAAAATAGAGTTATATATAGTGTCTCCACCACCAACGGCATTTACTTCTTGTACGGTAACAGCGTCGTTTAAGTCAGCTTCTACTAATTTGCCCGTAGCTGCATCGCGTACTGCAACACTACCGTCTTCATAAAAAGTATAAATCTTACCTTCAGTCGGTTTTACACGAATCCCGTTTTGGTCATATATGGCTTGACCATCAGTTAAAAGAGCCTGCCCGGAAGTAGCTGCGTCTTGTTCGGAAACTACTGTGCCCGTGAGTAAAGCAGAGTCCGATACAATAGTTTCTCCTTCTACGGTTACTCCAGTTTGGGTTTGATCTGTTATTTGTGCCGCATCACTTACAGTGGCTGTATTACTTGCAGGTATGTATGCAGCAGAACGAGTCTTTCCGGGAGTAAGAAGTTCTAATGCGGCTTGTACTATCCCTCCTGCGCCTGCACCCACTTCAGCCATCTCAAAAACATTTTCTCCAATCTTCTTTGTTGGATCGTATATGTACTTCTGTATAGCGTTTTGCGCCGCTTCCTGCCCTGCTTCTTCTAGGCCCTCAGCAATAGCGGCAGCGGTTACTTTTGTACCTTTGTCTACAACGTTTTTTGCTATTACTTCTGCAATATCAGTTACAAACTCTTCCCCCGCTTTTCCGGGCATTAGCCTGTCTATAGCTCTTCCCGGCCCCAATACAGTTTCAAATGCACCTAGAACGGATGCTATCGCAGTAGCTTGATTTTTTTCTTCTGGAGTTGCGCCAGCTTCAATAGCCCGCACAGCCGCTTCTCCGGCTTGTCCAGCCACACCAGAGACAAATTGTGCTCCTCTAACCAAAGCACCACCGGGTATTAAATACGGTAGGGCAGTTCCAACGGCCTCACTGTATGTTCGTAATGCGCTGTCTTCATATCCCTCTCCCGGCGCTAAATAACCGTCTACTATTTGGTCTGCGTAATTGCCTATTCCAGTTTGTACAGACTCCTCATATTTTTCGGGCAATAATTCTGCTATTCCAGTGAGTACACCTGCTCCCATTCGGGTAACGCCCGCTCCTAACCCTTTTGATATTTCCCCTCCATATTCGGCGTACTGAGCCACATCTTCGTAGGTCATATCTCCCGGCAAAAGGCTTTCACCAAAATCGGATAGCCAATTACTTTCATCACTATCGGCAGCTTTCATGGTGTTGTAGGAATCTTGAACGGCACTAGCAGGAAGCCCTGTTACTGCTTCTACATCGTCCACAGATACTGCGCCACTCTTTATTAAGTCATACACAAGGTCAATTTCAGTTTGAGAAATGCCGTCATTGATGTTTACGTTTGTTAGGTAATCAGACGCGGTGAGCACAGGCAGGCTTCCCGCCACTGCCTGATTAACCGATGCAGTACTAGCATCTCCACCATACAGATTGCTAAGGGCATTATATGTCCCCTGCAAAGAGTTAGGGGCAGAAATGGAAGCATCTCCGGTGTATGAGTCCCCTGCCGAATCCGTGCCGAAACCCCCTATAGAAGTCTTAAAACGACTACTCATTTCGGAACCGTCAAACCTTCTTACAGAGCGATCTTCAGGGAAGGGAATCCCATCTACCATATCAAACCCGCCACTTGCTCCTGCTGTACGACCTGTAGGTGGGTCGTTGGTAACTAGGGAACTGCCCCTTCCGTTAAATCCTTGCACAGGACCGCCTCTATCAAACTTTACAGGAGTTGTTTGAGAGGTAATAAAGTCTATTAGGTCGAATTCTTTAGACATATCAGTTGTCTATCATCCCTACGGTGTCGGTAGCGTTTCAGGCAATGCTGAAACAAAAACTACTGTTAATAAGGTGGACGGCACGGCAGGACGGGGGCTAGCAGCCGCCTGATAATCAATCGTTATGCCTGTATCGTCTGTTGCCCACATAAGTTCTATGTACTGTCCCGCTGTTAGGTCTATAGTAAAACTGTATTCAAAGTCGTCTACCCCACCTGACCCTGCTACGACGTGCAGTCTACCGGTATTTGCTATGTCTACTCCGCTTCTACGCACCCAGAACGACAGCTCTTTTGAGTTAGCATTAGTACTAGTCAGCTCTACCGAGAGTTCAAAGTTGTACACCCCTGAGTAAAGTGGGGTTATTTGTGTTCCCGCTATACTTATAGCTTCGCCTAAATACGTATTTTCAAACTGTAAAGCGTAAGCTGTATCTACAACCGAAGCGGTCTGATCTACAGTAGAGAAGAACTTAGCGTTAGGGGCTTCTATAAACCGCCCACCTTGTTCTCCAAATACACTGTTAACCGCGTTCGATACTAAGTTAAAGAACAGACGTAGTATGTTGTTCAGGTCATCCAGATACTGCTTTACCGGCCCCTCTTCAGGTATAGGAAGCGCAGGTGCTGGGACTTTTTGTACTAGCCGCTCAGCCACTAGCCTCTCCTGCCGTCAGGGCGCATATCCAAACGTGGTATACCTAGCTTCCAAGCCACACCTATTTCAGTGGACTCCATCGTAAACGCCATCTGCCTACCACGAACTCGAACAAACACTTGACCTGTAAACTTCTCAATAGGCACTGTAGCTGAACGCGTTACCGTAGAAGTGTTAGTTCCACCTTCTGACAAGGGGCTGTTGTACCCCGAACCCGAGTTCTGCATAGGCAATAAAGTCATAGTAGCGGCAGGGGCGTTAACGGTAGACCCGTCAAACGTTACGTCAGGTAACATACGGTTGATAAACATGAATTTATCGCCGTCATCCAAGTCAAACTCAGAAGAAGTTATTGTAGCTGTAATCGCGCTTGCTGTTGCACTTTCTTGGTTGTCGTAGCCCACTTCGTGGTTTACCAAGTTATTGCTGTAGGTAGCGGCCATAGGATTCTCTCGAAGGTCCGAGTCTATCCAAGCACTGCGTGATAACGTCCCGTAGTACCAAATGTCTTGGAGGTAGTTGTACACCACGTAACGGTCGTTCTGCGTTACCCCAGCAGAACAGTAGAACCACCATATCTCATCGAACCGTTCGTTAGTGCCACCTGCTACTTGGGCATATTGAGAAGTATTAAAGTCATTAAATACATAACTACGCACACTACAAGGCAGTGTCTTAACCGTACCGTCGTAGGAGTAAAACTTATCCGTACCCATCCAATATGCTGTTTTGCCTGAGTACACCGCTGCGTTAGTGCTGGCTATAGTGATGTTGTCACCAAGTAGCTGAGCACCCCAAACTTCTGGAGCACCTAAGTACTGCATACCGTAGACAGCCGTGTCACTCCATATCAATATTTCTTGTCGAGCTTGCAGTACAGTAATGATCTCACTACCACGCGAGAGGCGTAAGCTACCGGCTTGGTTAGTAGCGGCAGGCGTCCAGTTAGCTACGTCTTCTTGGTCTGACCAACGGATAAGCATAGGGTCAAGGGCAGCAGCACCCAGATCGTTAGCTCCAAAGCAAAAGGCAAACCGAAAAATGTCTGATACAAAGGTCTTATTAACTATAGTAGGCACATTGGACGCACCGCCTAAAGAAGTGACGTACACCGCACGAGTAGTTACCCCGTTGCTTGCGTCCCAATAAAACAACGAACCTCCCCGGTAACCGAAGAACAAGTCTTCACCGAAGTTAGCTTGGCTCCAAAGCCGCATAGGAGCAAGTGTAGTGCCGCTATTGCCCCAAGTGCCGAGACCCCAAGTACCCGCAGACCAACCAGTAAACGGTACAGCAATTTCGCTACCTGTGTTTACCTGATAAGCCGCCGTAACTGTACCGCCCCCGGTAGCCCCTGAAGACGCTTGATTTGCAGCGGTTATATTGTAGGAATTGTCGCTTACAAAGTTAATCTGAAACTCACCGTTTAAAGTAAGCCCACCTACTGCTGAAGCACCGCTAAAGGTAACAAAGTCGTTCTCAAGCGCACCGTGCGCGAGGTCAGCAACAAGGACAGTGGCAGAGCCTGAAGTAGTGGTAAACGGATTAGTCAGCGTTGCTGTGGCTCTAATAGGAGTAATGTCGAAGTAAGCGCCACCACGCTCTATGTAGTACTTGAGGTTAGTACCTACAGAAACAAGGTTCTGCTGTTGCAAAGTGACCCAGTTCAGCATAGACCGGCATACACCTAAGAACGTACTAGCAGACAGACGTACCCAACCGCCTATCTTCTGAGGCATACCCCGTCTAAAACGCACTTTATCGGTCTC